GGCCTTTCTTGAGCCGCACGATGTCGTACAGCTCGGCGGGGACGCACAGTCAAAGGCAATCGTGAGTTATCAGCTTGCGGATTATGTCGACATTCAGAAAGAGTACGCGCTTGCAAGTGCGATATTCAATCCTTTGATAATGACCCAGAACTTCAGCACGCCGATAGTTTACGATGACCCGACATCTGACCCGGGCGCGGACTTTATTAAGGCCCGTGCGATTGTAGTCGGCGGCGTGGGAACCTCTTACGGTTGCGGACTGGAAGCGAACACCGCAATCATGAACTGGCAGACGTTTAATCAGCTTATACAGCACCCCGCGCTTTTAAAGCAGACTTTTCAGACCGCAACGGGCGGCGCAAAGACAATAGGAGCGGACAAGCTCGCTGAAATCATGGGCGTTAAAAGGCTCTTGATTGCCGCGGCAAGGTACGATAGCTCGGAACAAGGCCCGACGTCTACTCCTATCTACACCCCGCTCTGGGGCAATTCAATTTTATTTTATCGCAAGGATGAAAATCCGTCTCCGGCGATGGCAACGCAGTCTTTGGGATATAAATTTATCCCTAACGGCGCGACCCTCCCGCCCGCAGACGCGTTCTGGCAGTACAATCCTTATCAGCTACTGCCCTCAATGGGCCGTTACTATGCGCGCATGAAAGCTTACGATATGCACGTCTCAAACGTATACGCGGGTTGTCTGATAACCGGCGTAACAAGCGCGGCAGTAAATAGGTAAGAAAATTTAAACAGCTGGGGGCGGGCCCTGCACCGCCCCCAGACTAAAACAAAGGAGTTTTAAAAATGACAAATTTGGAAATCGCAAGGCAGTTAGGGATTAAGGGCGCAAGTCTTATTCCTGAAAAAGAACTTACAGAAAAAATCATCGCAATGGTAAAGGCCGCAAAATCTGAAAACGCTAAGTACGTTTTTGGCGGTAAAGGAAAAGACAAGGACGGGAACGCAATAGTAACAAAATCACGTATGCACGTTTCCGGTTCGGTTCTTATTTCGGACGTTGAGGATGATGATTTCAACGCAACAAGAACCGGCGATTGTTATGAAACGGGCGAGGCGTTACCAACAAACATAACACCGCCCGCGCTAAAAAGCTGGATTTCAAGGAATCTCGTTATTTTAAAAGAGGACTATGAAAAAATAGTCGAAAAAGTAGAGAAAAAAGAAGAGGCAGAAAAGCCTAAGATAAGAAGATAAAAAATCCCCGCCTTTAAAAGCGGGGTAGCAATCATAAGGAGTGTAAAATGGCACAGCCGACAATAACAAGCGTAGCGCCGAACTTTGGAAGCAACATCGGCAATACTTTTATAACCATAACCGGCACAAACTTTTTAACCGGCCCTACAATAACGATCGGCGGTGCCTCGGCTACATCAATATCCTTTGTGTCAAGCACACAGGTTACGTGCTACACGCCCGCCGGAACTTTAGGTCTTGCAGATATTATTTTAACAAACACCGATTTAACGACAGTTACCTTTTCGCAAAGTTATCAATATATAACCCCATCCGTTTATCATCAAATCGCAGATGTGGCGGGAAAGTTTAGAAATCCTACATGGCCGTATGTGATAGTGTCGGGAAATTCCGGCATGGTAGTTACTGCCGCACAGGTTCAGGGGTACATAACGCAGACAGAGGCAATAATAAACTCCATGCTTTTGCATAAAGGATATACACTCCCGATAACGATGGCGAAGAATCCTTTATCGTTTCCGTTTATACAAAAAATGTGCGTTGCTTTTACCGCAAACGATGTGTATCAGATTTTAAAAACTTCAAACGTTTTGTCAATAGACCCCGATGACAAAAATAAAATAGCCACTTTTTATTATGAGGGCAAAGATTTATACAACAAAATTCAAAATGACGAATTGATATTGCAAGACGTGCCAAGACTGGGTAGCATAATACAGAGCTCGAACGGTCCCGGACTTGTAAACGAGATACTGTTTACCCCGCAAAACGGGCAGTCCCCATCTTTGCCTCCGTTCCCTAATTTTTATCCGTGGAGGTGGTGACATGCCTGACGGATTAACGATAAAACTTTTAAACGCGCCAGAGTTTGACAGGAAAATATCCGCCGCGTTAAAGGCTGTTAAAAGCCTATTCCCGGAGTTTACCGTTATCGCTAATATGTGGTATAGAGACAATCGGCAAATATTTGATTTAAAAAGCGCGGGGCAATACGAGGATTATAAGCCGGGAAAAAAGGGAAGACCGTCGCCGTATATGATTTACAAAAAAAAACATGCCAAAGGATTAAATAATGATTTTTATCCGCTGTTAAAGTTTTCGGGGAAACTGGCGGCGTCAATAACAAACCCGTCCGCCCCGGGCGCGGTGAGGTCAATAACGGCAACATCATTGGTTTTGGGAACTCAAATACCGTATGCGATATATCACCAGCTCGGCACAAAAAACATGCCCGCGCGGCCGCCGATTATAAACAAAAAGTCCGCCGAACATGGGCAGTCGCATATTTTTGAAAGCAGACTTGCAAGTTACATGCGCGTAATAGCGGAAAGCGTGGCAAAGCGCGTGGGGGAGGTGAGTCAATGGCCCTACAAAGTATAGACGTTGAAAAAATTATAATCGCCATAAAGGGAATTGTTATAAACAATTACAATTCCTATATTACAAAATTAAACGCAGACAAGGCACAAAGCGATGTGTCAGATTACGGGCAAATAGTGATACTTAAAACAGTAGATTTTACACGGCGCGAATCGTTGTGGTTGCTTGTTGCGCCGCAAGTCTTAATCAACGCAGACCCTTATTTTAATATTTTAATTGAGGACGGCGGGATTGAGGCTGACGAAATGGACGGGCAATTATTGACAATATCTGTAAAGTTGCGATTTGAATTGTCGGCGGATGGTTTTGATGACATCCGGGCTTTACGTTATCAGAGGGCGTTACGTGATACTTTCCGCCTGACGCGCTGGGTAACTCCATGGGAGTTACACATCCAGCATATAGCGCCGGAAGAGTACGCAACGCTTGACGATTTACGGAGCTGGCGCGAAGTCGGCATTAAAATCAAAACTACTATTCCATAAGGAAAGGAGGAAACAAAAAATGCCAGGTTTAACTTATCCTACAGGATTATACGGGTTATGGAGCTTTTGTTTTAAAGACCGCGTTACAATGTTGCCTCAGGCCTTTTTTAAGGCAATCGGTGAATATTCTTTTACCAACGAAGCCGACATGGAGGACTTTGTCGCGGGCGGTGACAAATTCGTTAGAGCGTCAGAACCGAAGTATTTCAAGGCAGACGGCGCAATAATGATTAAAGAGTTTTTGCCGAAAACGTACCAGTACCTTGGCGGCGCAACGTCAGCACTCGGGATTGCAGAGCCTACAGGAGCGGTTACCGCACTTGCGCCCGCACAGGGAACGAGTATTATTGCCGCAACTGGATTGATCGTAGTGGCTCTTACATCGGGCGCAACGGCTGACTTAAAGTTTGGCAACTATACAATCGTTGCCACATCGGCCTCGGCGGTTGACGTGTACTGTGATTCTGATATTGATTTCGGCGGCGTGTGGACTAACGGCGCGGTTGAAACTTTTCAGAATGACAATCTCAAAATCACGGCAACCCCGCTTTCAATTTCGGAGGGAACCACGGTTCCTATCCTCGGATTTGGTATTGGACTGACGGCTGGAGCAAGTGTTACCGCTTTTACAATCGGCGATACCGCAACCTTTTCAGTCAGGCCCGCAAACGTGGCAAACTCAATCGCAACGATAGGCGACAGGAACACTTTCCTGAAAACCTATCATGTGACGGCGTATGCCGCGCCAAAAGGTATTACAGGCGAAATAACATGTTTTGACATGCCCATTGTCCAGCCGTCTGGCGTGGGTTCAATCGGACTCAAGGAGCTTTCTTGGGTAACCGCTTCGCCCAAGATTAAAGTTTTAAGAAGTGAAACGCTAAACTATGCGGTCAAAGTAACGACAATGCAAAGAATGTTTGCGTAAATTTCCGCGCCGGGCCTTGAGGGGTTATTCACCTCCTCAAGGTTTCCGGCCGGAATAAAAAAAAAGGTGAAACAATGGAATACAAAGCAGTCGAAATTTTACCCGCGGATTTTTACGCGGTCATAGACGAAACAGGCAAAAACTATCATTTTACACAGTGGACAAACTCGGCGGCGATAAAACACTTTGGCCGTTGGGGCGATAAAAATATGGGAACTGTTATATCAGAAATCGGGGATGCGGCTTATCTTGGCATAATCGCCTATTGGTTGCTTGCGCCGGAAGAGATTAAAGACTTTAAAGACGAAGCGGATTTTCAGGAAAAGTTAAAGCCCTATTATTATAAAAAGTCAGACCTTGAAAATAAGTTATTAAAGGCAATGGGGATTGGAATGATACCGACTACAGAGGAGGGCGCGGACGTTACCGCGCGATTTTCCGCAACGTCAGAAAGTCAGGCACGGGGAATATATCGTAAAATTGCAAGAAAAAACTGGCTTGAGCGATTTAGAGATACTGTCTTTAAGCCCAAGGCAGACACAAATAAAACTGTTTGAAATCCAGGAGCGCGAACTTGCGTCCGCCGTCAGCGAATATATTAAAGCGGGCGGAAAAGCGGACAGACTGGACGGGGAACTGTGGCGAAAATATCAGGAAATGCAGGGAGTAAGAACCGAAGATTTATCCTTTGAAAATGACCAGAGAGGATTGACTGAAATGGATAAAAAGTATCTTGCAAAGTTAAAAGAGAATCCAAACGCAACCATTAAGGATGTGTTGACAAAATGAGTACCATTCAGGATTTATTATTTAAGGCTGGTTTAGACAGTAGCAATTTCACCACAGGCATTGACGGCATGATTTCAAAGCTCGGCAAAATGGCCGTAGCCGGACTGACTATTGGCGCAGTAGTTGGCCTGCTAAAAAATATCGGCGAGGAAGCGATAAAAGACGAAACCGCAACCTATGGGCTTGCCTCGGCAGTCAAGGGGTTAAAAGGCGCAACGGAAGATAATTTTATAGCTTTAAATAACTGGGCCGAAAAGACCAGCGAAATGACCGGGGAACATCTGCCGGAAATGAAAAATCAATTGCAGGAACTTGTCCGATTAACCGGCAGTACAACTTTGGCCGAAAAATCTTACATGATCGCGCTTAACATATCAAAGTCCGGGCTTATGGACATGAACAGCGCCGTTAAAATGGTTTCAAAAGCCGTTAATGGACACACGGAAGCACTGGGAAAATACGGAATACAGGTGGATAAGAACGCATCCAGTCAGAAAATTTTAAATGCCTTGACTAAAAGTTTCGGCGGCGCGGAGGACAGCTATTTAAAAACCGCGGCCGGACAAATTCAGGTTGCACAAAATAATTTTAATCTTTTAGAAAATGAACTCGGACAAGTGTTTTTGCCCGTGCTGGGTGAGGCGGCAAAGGCCGTTGCTTACTTTTTTACGCAGTTTACCACGCAAGGCCGTGTAGTCGGGGAAATGCAAAAACACATGGCTTTATTATCCATGGAGATAAAAAACAGTACAGACGCAATGAACCTTGCCGTCGCAAAAGGTGATACGCAGGCAGCTTTCCAGTTATATAACAGGATTAAAGGGCTTAAAATGGATTTGGATAATGTGAAAGGACAGCTTGACAAATCCGGCGGAGTATTTGGCAACACGGTTGATTTAAAAGAGATTTACAAAAACGCAAAGGCTGGGCCAGGCGACACTGGCGATACAGGGGGCGGCGGGGGTAAGGTTGATGATATGCAAAAATCCGCCGATGAAATGTCGGCGGCGTTTGACAAACAACAGGATGAGCAGATTAAAGATGAGCAAAATTTTAATGAAATCATAGCCGCGCTTGAAAAACAGCGCAACAAAGCGAACCTTGATAGCACGATGGGAACCTTGTCAAAAATCCGTGAATTACACACAGACCACAGCAAGGCGCTTTTTGAAATAACAAAAGGGGCTGGAATCGCAGAAATTGGAATATCTACAGCACAAGCAATTATGAAAACGCTGGCAGAGGGTGGCATGTTTGCAATCCCGGAATCAATCGCAATCGGCGCGGTGGGAGCGCAACAAATGGCGGCGGCCGCAAGCGCAACGTTTAATCCCGGCGGGGCGGCAAATGGGATATTTGATTTTCGCGCGCCGGGAAACACGGAACACCTCGTTACCACGATAGGCACGGGCGAAAGCATACTATCCGCGCCGCAGACACAGGCATTAAAGCAGGGCATTGGCGGCGGCGGTAGTGAGTATCACGTCCATATACACACGGATAATTTAACAGACGCGGGCCAAATTACAAAAACGCAGATATTGCCGGAGATTAAAAAGTTTATAATCCAAGAC